TCAGGCGCATCAAGTGAACCCGAACCTAACCCCGCGCGCGCCGCAAGGACCGAGCGACGAAGAACTCAACCGCGTGCCCCCCGATCCGGTCCTCCTGCCTTACGGCGGCAGTTCGAACATCCTTTTCGCGATGATCGCCGGGCCTCCCGCTCCGGCGCCGCGAGTGATGCTCGGGACGGCATTTGACCACTCACGGAGAGGAGAACGCTGATGAGAACTGACACCGCACGCACCCTGACGACCGGCTCGGCCGTCACCTACAGAAACTTGACCAACCTCAAGCGCTACGCCGCGACGGTTACTTCAGCTACCGCTCACCAGGTGGCTATCACGGTCACGACCGGCTCCCAGGCGCTTACGTTTCCGCTCGATTACAACGACAACTCCGCCGAGATCCCGGTTGACGGGCTTAGCTAAAGGCTCTCCCAATGCCGTCAACAACTAAGAAGCAGCAGCGCACGATGGGCGCTGCGCTAGCAGTCAAACGTGGCGAATCACGAGGCTTTCCCATGGCGCGCAAACTGGCCGGCAGCATGAGCCAGAAGCAACTCGAGGACTTCGCCCGCAACCCAAAGAAGAAAAATGCCAGACGAACCACCCGCTGAAGAAGCGCCTAAAGGCATGGTTGCCTATCCTGACTCGACCATTACGGCCGAGCAGTACGCGGAAAAAGAAAAAGCCGGGGCGCCTCCAGCGCCACTAACCGAACCAGCAGCTCCGCCGCCGTTCCCGCCGCCCGCTGAGCCGCCGCCGCCGCCAGCGGCTTGAGATGGGCCTTCCGGTATCCAACCAACCAAGCTGGGGCGATTCAGCCGTGATCTCAGCGAAGAAAATAAACGGCGTTTTGTCCGCTCAGGCTGGAGACATTCCGCCGCCGGCAGGTAGCGGTTTAACGACACTCAAGCCGTCCAGCGGCGATTCGATAGAAATGTCGCTTCGCAAGATTAATGCCCTGCTCGCGAACGGTTACGTCCCACTCAGCGGAACTGCACAGCTCGGTCAAGTGGCACTCTATGCTCAGCTTGATGACCCCTCCGTGCCTGGAATGCAAGGTGGTGCCATCGTTCTTGTGGATCCTGCCGGAAGCAAAGCAAGTCTCGGGCTGGCCGACTTGTACGTGGTTTGGACAAATAAAGGCGACACTGCTCGAACCGGCATTTACGTCGACGCGAGCGGCGACCTTTACGCCTACCAAATCAACGGCCCCAACGCGGGTAAAAGAGTGGATTTTTGCAAAGGAGCTTGGAGATAAAATATGGCTAAACTCACCACCAAAGCGCGTAGCAAGCTCAAAAGCTCAAGCTTCGCGGTTCCATCGAAAAAACCCGGCTCGGGAAGCTACCCGATTCCTGATGCTAGCCACGCCCGCAACGCGCTAGCGCGAGTTTCGCAGCACGGATCGCCGGCTGAAAAGGCTAAGGTCCGCGCCGCGGTCCACCGCAAATATCCATCGATCGGCAAGAAATGAGCGCCGTAGTCGGCTCCTTTGCCAGCACCGACCAATGAATATCAATCCAATCGTCATCGATCTGTCGCACTACGATGGACCTGGCACCGATTACGTCAAAGCTAAGGCGGCCGGGATCGTAGGCGTGATTTACAAGGCCACTCAGGCAGCCAGTTACCAGGATCCAACCTACAATGCCGAACGCACCAAGGCGCTTAAAGCTGGTTTGAAGTGGGGAGCTTATCACTTCGGCGAAAAGGGCAACATCCAAGGGCAAGTCGCCAATTTCGTGCAGACAGCCCAGGTCGATCCGGATTCGCTTTTTTGCCTGGATTTTGAGCCTTACGATCCCAATACGATGAGCTTGGATGAGGCCAAGCAGTGGATAACAGACGTCGAAAATCAGCTTGGTCGGCCGGGCGAATGCGTCCTTTACAGCGGCAATCAAATTAAGGAAGACCTCGGCAATAAGGTCGACAGTTTTTTCGGCAGCCGCCGCCTGTGGCTGGCGCAGTACGGATCCAGCCCAACCGTGCAGGCAAGCTGGCAAACCTTCTGGCTGTGGCAGTACACGGGCGACGGCTCCGGCCCAGCCCCACACACAATCGATGGCTGCAACAAGAACATCGACATCAGCTCTTACCAGGGATCCACTGATCAATTGGCGGCAGAATGGGCTAGCGGACAGGTCGGTCCAACGCCTCCTCCGCCTCCGGCGGATCTCGTCGTCACAATCAGCATTAACGCTCCTCCAGGGGTAAGAGTAGAAGTCTCAGGCGCAGGACCAGCAGCATGAAACAGGTCATTATGTCCTTCTCGCCCGTGCCGAGCTTTGTGGCACCGGACACGCCTGGTCCGTACACGAACGAAGAACTTGGGATCATGTGGCTGAATTGGGTCGCGGAGCTCTCCGCCGATTCCATTCGCAACTATGAGCTTGTGCTGATGGTCAGAGACGGCTTAACGCTGCCGGATTCGGTCAACGCTTGGGCTAAGCTGACAAGGTTCCGTGAGAATCAGGGCATCACCGGTTGGCCACAGGGCCCGAACGCTTGCTTCAAGCAGATCAACTGGTTTTATCACCACGGCAAGCTGAAGGGGCCGTTCTTTTGGCTCGAGCCAGATTGCATCCCAGTAGTGCCGGACTGGTTGGATTTGATCTCTGACGAATACAAGCGTGGTGGTAAACCGTTTATGGGCGCGATTGTCGAGCCAGATTCCCATCTTGGGCGGATAGGGCGCGTGCCCAGGCACATGACGGGAAACGCCGTCTACCCGGAAAAGGCCTACGAGCTTGCGCCAAGGATCATGGAGGCTACGCATACCTGCTGGGACGTGCTAGCAGCATCGCAGATCCTGCCGCAATGCCATCCGACGACACTCATTCAGCACGACTGGCGTCGTCCGGAAATTAAAGATCGTCAGGAACTCTCCAAGATCCTGCTTCCGAACACGGCGCTGTTTCATTCCGACAAGTATGGCGCCATTGCGAGAATTCTGGGCTCGGACAAGGCACCGGCGCCGAAGCCGCCGATCGACATGCCGATCACTGACTACGCCGCTAGCCGGGGCGTGCCGATTGAAATCCATTCAGCCCCCCTTAATGCGCTTCCTTGGGCTATTGATTCTATCCCTCTCGAGATGTTGCTCGAGAACATCAAAGCGCGCAGCGGCGATCCGGTCGTGCGCAAAAAGATCGCCAGATACCTCGTCACGAACAACATCGTTAACCATGGCCACTGCACCCAGTACGGCAAGCCTTTCGGCGGCAAAAAGGGCGCCAAGTACAAGCCGCCGGCCGCGCGCGGAAAAGAGCCATCGCCCTTGAGTGACGAGGAATTCAAGGATCGCATCCAGAAGAAGGCCTTAGAGAATGCCGCCGCCAGCGTTACAGACTGATGAAGACAACGAGCTCTGGCCGTTCTACTTCGATTACTTCGGCGATCTGCCAACTATTCAGAAACTTCTTTATTGCGGCCTTCACGACCCCGACCCTGAGCTAGCAGACTTCTACCGGGGCAGATACCACTACCGCAAGCGCGCGATTCGGATGCTCTGGAGTGATTCAGATGTCCTTTGGCATCCGTGGATCGATCGGGCGCTGCGTTCTTTCTGCGATTATAACTGGATCACATGGACGGGCCCAGCGGCTAGCGGCAAATCCATGGAAGCCAGCCTTTTCGCGCTCGAATACTGGATGGAGAACCCCGAAGCGACCTCGGTCATCATGGCTAGCACTACCAAGAGCGCGCTAGCGCGCCGGCTCTGGTACTATGTCCAGGATCTCCACTCCAAAATCCCGCCGGAGGCCGGCCCGAAAGGTGAACCGGTTTATTCGGAGTACCTCATCCGCTGGCGGATGGGCGACAAGAAAAATGGTATCTTCGGCCTCGCCGTCGAGGATGGCCCGATCGAGGAGGCGATTCATAATCTTATCGGTTTCCATAACAAGCGGGTCCTTCTCATCGTGGACGAGGCGCCGGGCGTCCGCGAGGCGCTCTTCCAGGCGTGTGACAATCTCTCAAAAAATCCGGAGTTTAAATGCCTGATGATGGGCAACGCCGAGTCGCGCGAGGATCCGCACGGCCGGTTTAGCGAGCCGCTCTACGGCTGGGCCAGTGTTGATCCGGAAAAAGACCAGCAATGGGAAACTCAAGGTGGCATGGCGCAAGGCAACGGCGTCTGCGTTTTCTTCGACGGGCGAAAATCGCCGGCTATCACCGAGCCGGATGGCAAAAAGATTTACCCGTTCCTGATCAACCAGGATCAGATCGATTCTGCACTGGATTACTACAAAACCCCGGATGATCCGCGTTTCTGGAGCCAGTCGATCGGATTCTGGCCACCCATTACGCTCAAAAGGACTGTGCTAGACGAGCGGATCGTCAACAACAACCACGTCAAGGAGCCGGCCACCTGGTACACGGCCTTTAAATGGTGCGCGGCCCTGGATCCCTCCTACGAGGGCGGCGACCGAAAGGTTTTTCAACCCTTCAAGATGGGCCAGCTCGGGCCCGACACGGGCAACCGCTGGCAGATCGAGTTCGCTAAACCCGTCGAGCTCAAGATCTCGATCAAGGAGGGAGCCGAGATCCATTATCAGATTGTCCAGCAATGCGTCGATCTGTGCGAAATGCTGGGCATTCCATCTGGCCGGTTCGCCGTTGGGTCAAGCGGTGAAGGCGGCGGCTTGCTTTCGATCTTCCGGCGCGAATGGGGCCCCGTCGTGGGCATCGAGGAGTCCGGCGAAGTCTCTTCCAGGCCGGTCTCAAACACCAACCCGAAGCCGTGTAAGGAGGAGTATGACCGCGTCGTGACCGAGCTCTGGTTTGCTGTTCGCGAATTCGCCATCCATGGCTGTCTTCGCGGAATGCCAGAGGAAGCATTGCGAGAGTTCTACACGCGGCGCTGGGATATCCAAAGCAAAAAGGTACGCCTGGAGACGAAAAAAGAGCTCAGACAGCATTTTCGGCGCTCACCTGACTACGGCGACGCAGTGGGCTTCTGCATCGAGCTAGCGCGCCGGCTCGGCGCGATCGCCGGCAACAAGGACCTGCAAAAGACTAACAAGTGGGGCATCGAGGATCAGCAGGACTACGATGCCATGATCCAGGACGAGAGAGCTTTCTGCTACTCGG